TGCGCATTTGGAAAAGCGCTGAGATCAAGACCTTTTCCATAGCCATACCACATCAGAAGTCCCATTACATATGTGATTCCGTATGCTATAATCACATAGATCAATAGCTGTTTTTTCTCTGTTTGCATAAATTTCATAATTTCCTCCTTGCAACTTCTAATTTGTTAATCACATGATATCATACTTTAGACACTTAGGTACAGGTTATTCCTCAAATTGGAGGAAACTTAAAACATTGATTTACTGCAAAGCATAACGAATCTTTTATTAAACAAGGGCAAGATGCGCCCTTGAGTAACTCTAATTTCCTTTTGGAAATCAGGAAAGGTTGTTCTTAGGAATATTTTTCTTTACATTCATTAATAGTATGTTATACTAGAATAAATCTGATAAATTTGAAACACTTACTATAGTTATTAGAAATGGAGTTCTCTATGGATTTAACGATGATACTATTTATTGCTTTAATCATTATTTTTTTTATAATTCCGTTACTAGCATTTATTATTAAATCTGCAGTAAAGCAAGGAATTTTGGAAGCTTACAAGATTATTAAAAATGATAAAGATAAAAATATTTTATAACTCTAATCTAAAATCTAGTATGTTCAATAAAAATCCTCTTTTTTAAAGAGTTGGATATTCTTCAATTATTTCTTGTTATTAGTTGTATAAGACCCATATAAGGTATCTACTTAATAGAGGAAAAGAGAATTATAGATGTTTTAAGGAAAAGTGGCTATTTTTAAGAATATATCAATCAACTTTGTTTTATTGTATTTTGATACTCTTGTGTTAATATCTAGATAAAAAAGAAATGCCCTAACAGTATTCTTCATGTTTATGTGAATATGAATTAATCTGCTAAGGCATTTCTTTTTATTTGTATCTTTAAAATATCATTTAAAATAATCAAATTTTTAGCAAAGAAGGTCTTTTTGGTACCATATGAGACGCATTTGTGCAAGATTTCCTCCTTCTTCAGATGTTTCAAACATATGGTTGATTACCTTTGCTTTTGGGAAAAAAGAAAAAGCCTTAAAACAGCGATTTTACGCGGTTTCTAAGGCTTTTTAATACAGGGGATGAGAGAATCGAACTCCCATAGAAAGTGCTAAAACCCCTGTAAAATCAATGATTGTTATGTTTCGTGTTGCATTTCGTGTTGCATAGACTCAAAATAGTTGATTGCAATCTTATTCATTTTATCTTCCATGTCCGGAAGAGTGTGACGGTAGACTTCTTTCAGTACCGAATCATTTCCCCATCCACCAGATTGCATGATATACGCATCTGGTATTCCTAGCGCATGTTGAACAGAAGCGTTGTAATGCCTTAAGTCGTGGAATCGGAAGTGAGGTATCTCTAATTTCTTAAGGAGATTTCCAAACGATGTTGTTAATGTATTCGGATTCATGTCTACAGTGTCGGTTGAAAGTTCCAAGAACTTCTCGATTACGAATGATGGATAATTCACATATCTGTCACCAGCGTAAGACTTAGGTGCTTTTACAATCCATTCCCCCTCGTCATTCATAACCATTGTTTTTGTAATGTGGATTGTGTGATTCTTAATGTCAGACTTCTGCAATGCACAGATCTCACCTCTTCGCATAGCTCCAAACGCTGCGAGGAGAATTGGCACTTCCATGATAGTTCCTTCTGATGCACGAACAATCTTCTTAATGTCCACTTCTGTAGGAATGTAAATGTTGCTCCTGAGTTTTTTTGGAAGAGTGATATTGATTACAATTCCCGGACGAAATCTTTTCATTACCGCGCTGATCAGTCCATTCATGTCACGAACAGACTTAGGTGACAGCTCTGTAGATGCCTTATTAATCACCTTTTGAATTACGCTTTGTGTGATTTCCTTTAGCTGATACTCTTTGAGCGGTACCATGCAATTACGTTGCATACTCTTGTACTTTCTGATGCTGGACGGTGAGAGGACAGCGGACCGTTCCTGGATGTACTTTTCTAGTGCATCATCGAAAGTCATTTGTACTTCTTCATCTTTCTTGATTTCTTTGTTATCTGCCCATTCAGCAGCCATTGCTTCAGCTTTTCTTTTTCCTCTTGCCGATGGATCATCACAAGTGAAAGACTTATAGATTCTTTTCTGTTTCTGTTTCTTCGTTTTCGGATCAATAACAGGTTTTCCGTTTTTATCTAAGACAATTTCATAGTGGCTGAATACCTGACATCTCCAGGATCCGGAAGGTAACTTCTTAGCTGTTGCCATATAATCATCTCCTTTTAAGTATAAAAATAACAGCCATACAATAGAACAACAGTTCTGATTGATTGACTGCTCCGAAGATGATACAATATTACTGTTCATATAATTCGCACTGCTCTTCGGAGTTGTGTATCAACCGTTCCTGCGCCAACAGGAGCGGTTTTATTTTATTTAATTATCTCTGTTTACAAATTCGCTACATACATCTCTTAATTCTGTATATAACTTATCTGTAAGTTCTTCACCGGCATATTGTCTTGACAGTAGTTCTCTTCCATAAGCTCTCAATTCTGCATCGGATAAGGAAGAAAGTTTGTTGTCATAAACGTATTCTTTTGTATTCATGGTTCCTCTCATGCAAATGAACCTTGTTCCAAACACCGCAAATTAACTATTTACTGTAAACAAACTGGATATCTTTTGATGACCAGAAATCAGGAGCAACGCTAACCTCGAATTTCGAGAAAGTTGTAGGTACCTGATATGCAATCACACCGTTCATCTTCTTTCCAGCAGCAACACTTCCATCAAGCTGATTCTTTCCACTGGCTTCAGGGGCTTGAAGTCCAACAAGATCTTGTGTTAGAGAGTAATCATCGCAATAGGCTTCGAAATTCATTACGGAGCTGATGCTGATATCTTTTGATGAGTTGTTTGCAATCTCAAACTCAAGGATTAAGAACTCGTTTCCTTCGTCAGGGGTAGTATATTCCCCACCGGCAGATTCGGTGATGTTCACAAGTGTAATTTCAACATCATTGAGATTCACAGTATCTCCAACGTTAAATACAGTCTGTTCCGGTTCTGATTCATTCTTTGAAGCATCTTGCGTTGCGTCAGTAGAAGTGTCACTGTTTACCTTTTTAGGTCCGTCATCCTTTCCACCAATAACAGAACCTATGATACCGAGTATAATAATTACGCCGATAACAATTAATACAGTTTTTAAACATCCACCTTTCTTTTTCATTCGTGTTTCCCTCTCTTTCTTTTTGTGATAGAGCCTTGTTTTCTAAGCACACCACGCGCTTTATATAAATCCCTTCCGGGAGTTATATCCTTATTTTGTTAATTCCTCATATTGGTCACGATTTTCCTTGTCATCTTCCCTTTTTAGCTTGTAATTCTGGCTCTTGATATTCCTGAGCATATCATCTTCAATCCGCTTTTGCCTAAACTTCCAATGCTGATCAATCTCACGCTGCATTTTATATTTTTCTCGGAGCTTTTTTCTTTCTTCTGCTGACAATTTGGTAACTTTAGGTTGCTGTAAAAAAGAATATCCGCACTCTGTACAAAAATTGTAATTCTTGTCTACTATTACTCCACAAGAAGGACAACGTTTCTCTTTTTGAGGAACGTTTTGGGGTTGATGCGGAATTAGTGAAAAACCACAAGAAGTACAGAAATTATAACCATTTTCCATTGTGGATCCGCAGAGAGGACAGACTGTCGTATCTCGCTTTGCTGTTTCATCTCTCTTCTGCACTATGTATCGAATCATCGGATACAGAAGAAAAATTCCCCATCCGATTAAAAGAAACAATGAATCCAGAAAGCTATCAGATGGTCTTGTAGGTATACTTATCACACAAAGCCAAAGAATAAACCATCCAAAGAAAATAGCAATAGTTATATTCCTATAGAAGCGAGAAGTGTGGATAACTTTAGGAACTGGATACATTTGTGTGCATAACTTTCGTTGTTCTTTTCTCCAAACTCTCTGAGCATTCTTTTCTTGCTTGTGGATAAGCTTTAATTCCTTCGTCCTGTTCTTTCTTGCAATCTTTTCACGGTATCTGTACCTTGTTGCACGAATCCACATTCTTCTGATGAGATTAAATTGACTAGGTTTCATAACTCATTCCTCATTATAAATCCTTGCCATATAAGTAGTTATATTCGGCAAGTCGGAATGTGTCACAATGCTCACGAATAAAATCAATGCGCTGTGTATCTCTGGTTCTTCTTCTACGTCTTCTTTTTCGTCTAGTACGGTTCTGCTCCATACATTTACTGTATGCTGATATAACCGGATCAGGTGCTTTCGTAGTAGTATGAGCCAGATATTCTATCTCTTGCACATCTTCTTTATAGAAATCATCGTTTTCAATGTGACTCATAGCATGTTTAAGTGCTGCTTGCTGTGACTCATAGTTGAGTGCTGCATTGATAAATATGGTATAACTGCCATCTTCATTCGGCACTACCATTTCATGTCCTTTCCCTTTTGGAAAGTCCATAAGGATGATGTTAACATCCGGTGTCAAAGTCACCACGTTCCTTTCGTTTCAGTGCGAGAGCCATGTTGTGTAATGCTCTTAAATCGTCTGGATCCATGTCTTTCTGAACATCGAATAGTGTTCTAAGTTCCTTGTTTTCAAAAATTTCTTGAGCAACTTTAGCAGTTTCCTCATTCAGATAGTATTTTTCTGATTCATTCTCCTCACCTGTCATAAGGTAATCAACAGATACATTAAAATAATCAGCAATCAACTTGATTTTAGCAGTATTCGGTGTAGTGTTTCCTAATTTACTTATGTATCCCTTTCCGAATCCAAGTGTTTCTTCTAGCTTATTCATAGAAATTCCATGCTCTTTACATAAGCTTTTGATACGTTCTTTCATGGTTTCCATCCTTTCTGAAAAAATCGCAAAAAACCACTTGACTTTCTGAATATATCGCGTATAATACAATTATGGGTTCTGAAAAAAACGCAAAAAATAAACAGAGTGTCAAAAGTGCTTTATTTAATTTGTTTGTGGTAATTCAAATTATAGGATATTTTCAGAGATTAGTCAATATTTTTAGTGATTTTTTCAGAACCTACGCACTAAAAAAGCGGAGGTGAAAACGTGATTTACGACAACATTTTTGAACGAGCTAAAAAGCGTGGAATCTCAATAAACAAACTTGAGGAACAAGCTGAGTTGTCAAAGGGAAGCATCTGTAAATGGGGAAAAAGCGTAAGTCCTACAGTAAAAAGCATTAAGAAAGTTGCTGACATACTTGGATGTACGGTTGATGAGCTGATTACAGAGAAGAAATCAAAAAGGAAGTGATTGGATGCCGAAGTTAAAGACATCTGAAAGAGAAAGGCAGAACAGAACACTTCTCGCAATCATCGAGTCAGGAAAGACTATGACAGCTATCGATACTCAGAAGCTTTCAAAACTGACCGGTATCCCGCCAAGTACTCTGTACCAGAGATTAAGTCAGCCAGACAACATCCGAATCAGTGAATTACGAGAAATCCTAAGGGTACTCAAAATCACTGATGAGGAAAAGGCGAAGATCGGTAGGGAAGTGATATGAGAGATTGTAGTTACTGCAAAAAGAGAAACAGATGCATGGAAAGAAGCAGATGTATTCCGTGTGCATCATTTCAGAAAGAAGGTGAGAAAAATGAATCAGATCGATATGATCGACATCCAAAGAAGAGCAATCCAGATAGTTAATACCAAGAGACAGCCAAGAAGAATTGAGCATGATGACAGAGAAGAAACAACGTCAGCGGTTATGACAGTAGTTGCGATGGTATTGGTAGTTGTCTTAGGAATCGCAACATGGGTTATCTTCGGATATTAAAAAAGAGTGCCATGATAAAGGCGGCAACCTTCAGGCACTCGGCTATAAAACCAACTTAATAATAACATTTCAGAGAGGAGAAAGCAATGGGAGAAAAAACATTAGAGGTAAGTATAGATAAATTTGTAGAGCTGTGCAAGACAGATGCACGCATGGAAACACTTAAAGCTTACATTGAGAAAGCTGAGAAGAAGGGTGGATTCGTTGAACTTGATACAGTGAAACTCATCATTGGGGTGAAGGAACATGAAAGTTTATAGAGGCATCGGACCGGAAGAAGGAACAATCGTAACAGAAGAGGAAGCATTTGATTATGCATTAGAGCGTTGCCTAAAAGGAACAGAAGAAGACCAGGAAGAGTTTAGAAAAGAACTTGTCGAGTGGTTCTTCTCCGGCAACTGGATAGATGAAGAAAGGAGCGGATTGTAATGCCACTTGAAAGCTACGAAGAACTTAGAAATGTAGATATCAAGAAGTACTGTAAGAAAAGAGACGGACTTGATTATCTAAACTGGGCAACATGTATCAACCTTTTGAGAATGCATGGAGCAGACAAGGTTTACTGGGAACCAGTACCGGATCCAGTAACCGGTAGCAGCCTTAGAAAGACAGATAGAGAGTTCTCTGATAAGAACGGAAATAAAAACAGATGTTACGAGACACTGATTAAGGTTGTTATTGATGAGAACACGTACTTCATGCAGACACCTGTAATGAATGGAAGCAATCCGGTAAAGGATAATTCAATGACACAGCAGAGAGTATGGAACAGCATGTGCAGAGCATTTGTAAAGTGTGTTGCTATCCATACCGGACTAGGATTTGATCTGTGGCTGAAAGAAGAGAACCACAACGAACCATTCATTCCGGAAACGTTAAAGAAACGTGCATCCGCTGCAAAAATCAAAACAATCAAGCAAATATGTACAAGTCATGGTGTCGATGGCGATGCTTGGGTTGCTGGCAATGGAAAGACCTGGGAAGAACTAACAGAGGAAGAAGCAGCCATGATGCTCAATGCATTGAAACAGAAGTATGGTGATGAGTAATGCGCTTCACCGGAAAGCTCAAAGAACCAATCATCGACTTCGTAACGCATCGTCTGACCATTCTATTTGAGCCAAATGAGGACTTTCTTGAGACTTACGAGGAATTGAAAGGCAAAGAGGTTTTAAGCCTTGAAATAAAGCCATACAGGAAGAAAAGAAGTCTTGATGCAAATGCTTACTACTGGGTACTACTCACCAAGCTTGCAAAGGTAATGAACACATCTAATGCAGAAATGCATAACTTGATGCTGATTCATTACGGAGAGCCGGAGATCATTGAAGGAAAGCCGATATACATGACAGTACCGGATACGGAAGATGCAGAAAAGAAAGTGATGCAAGCAACAGAATATCATCTGATGCCGACATCACAAGTAAGGCAAGGCTTGGACGGTATCATGTACAGAACGTACAAGTTGTTGAGAGGTTCAAGTACCTACGATACATCAGAGATGGCAAGGCTCATTGATGGACTTATTACAAGTTGCAAAGAAGCAGGACTTTCAGCATCAGAGATTGCCACACCGGATGAAAAGAGATTACTGAAAGAAAGGTATGGCGTGGATATTGGCTAAACGATTGAAAAGTGTGTTCACCGATGATATGGACCACTGCTACTTCACTGGATATCCTTATCCACACATACACCATATCTTTTGTGGCAGCAGAAGAAAGATATCTGAGAGATACGGATTTGTGATTCCCCTTGCACCGTATCTCCATGAATTTCAAAAGGGGAGCGTACATGACAATCCGAATCACGGTTTGGACTTGGAACTCAAGCAGATGGCTCAACGATATTTTGAAGAGCATATAGGCAGCAGAGAAGAGTTCAGAGAGGTATTCGGAAAGTCTTGGCTATAACCGGTATTAACCTAGCGGATAAGGTTGATATATAAACTCCTAATGGCTGACTGAAACAGTATGTCACAATCCTTAATCAGAGCCATGATGATTCGTCTCCTCGGCTTGTCCGGGGAGAGAAAGGAGAACAATGCAGACTTACGATATTGACATATTAGATTACATCAGAACCGGACATGACAGAGCAATTACAAGAGCTGAGCTGTCTGATCTGACCGGTATAGACGATAGAACAATTAGAGACATGATCCATTATGCAAGACGAGATATACCAATTCTCAACATGCAAGATGGAAGAGGGTACTTCGTTCCAGACATGAACATCTTAGAAGAGAGAATGATGCTGATGAAGTACATCAGACAAGAAGAAAGCCGGCTGAAGAGTATCGGCTGGGCATTAAAAACAGCAAGGCGAACAGCCAAGAATTGCAACATGGAGGTAGACACAGATGAACTCAAACCGAAAAGGGAAAGAGGGAGAAAGAGAGTTAGCAAATCTGCTTAAAGACAGATACGGATATGATTGCCGGAGAGGGCAGCAGTTCTGTGGATCCAATGGAGATGCAGATGTAGTCGGTCTTCCTGGCATCCATATTGAGTGCAAGAGGGTAGAGAAGCTTAACATCTATGAAGCTGTGGAACAGTCCATAAACGATGCGAGAGAGGGCGAAATGCCTACGGTAATGCATCGGAAGAATCACAAGGATTGGCTGGTCACAATGACAATGGAAGATTGGATGAAATTATATGAAAGGCGATTACATAAAGATTAATCGGTCACTTCTTGAGTGGGGGTGGTACAAAGACAAAAACACTTCTAGATTGTTCATACACATGCTTTTAAAAGCGAACTGGAAGGACGGATTTTTCTTAGGAATTGAGATAAAAAGGGGGTCATTCGTATCTTCTTTAGCCAAATTATCTGAAGAAACCAACCTTTCAGTTAGAGAGATAAGAACAGCAATAAAACACCTAGAATCGACAGGCGAAGTGACAAGCAAAAAATATAACAAATTCAGCGTATTTACGGTAAATAATTACTGTTCGTATCAATCGAGTGACACGCAAAGTGACAAGCAACCGACAAGCAACCGACAAGCAAGTGACAAGCAAGTGACAACAATAGAAGAAGGGAAGAAAGGAAGAAGGAAAGAATATATAGATACTAACGTATCTATAAAGCAGCATAGCATTCAATCCATCATCGATGCATGGAATCAGCTAGAGCCTTACGGAATCACAATGATTTACCGCATCAACCCGGGTTCTAAGAGATGTATTTCACTGATTGCCTTACTTGAGCAATTCGGAGAAGAAAAAGTGATACAAGCTGTTGATAAGGTCAAACAGAGTGACTTCCTTCAGGGAAAGACAGATGCGAGATTCTCACTGAACTTCAATTGGTTCATCAATCCGAATAATTTTGTGAAGGTGCTTGAAGGAAAGTATGATGAACGGCACGATAAGAAACCAGCAACGAAGAACAATAACAACTTTGAGAGAAGACATTACGACATGGATGATCTGGAAAGTAAGTTGCTAGGAAGGTGATTAAGAATGGCAGAATCAAATAAAGGCTGGGCGGTATGCTCAGTCTGTGGAAAAGAATTTGAGATAGTCGGCAACCGAAAGAAGTGTTGTAGTAAGGCTTGCGGAGAAGAAAGAAGCCGAAGACAGTGTTGTGAGAGAGGAAAGGCAAGATACAGAGCCTTGAGTCCTGAACAGAAAAAGGAACTGGCAATGAAACGAAAGCAAGCCAAACCAAAGAAAGTAAAAGGCGCAAAAGAACCGAAGTATCGAAGCGAATTAGTAAGAGTCGCAGCTGAAGCAAAGCGGCATGGTATGAGCTACGGAGAATATGTTGCGAAAAGCGAAAGGAGAAGAGATGGGGAAAACGATTGATGCAGAAGAGTTTCTTTCATGGCTGAATGAAGCTGAGGAAGAACTAAAGGGAGAAAGAGCGGATGAGCTGAACCCTGATCGCAAGGATGAAGGAATCCTACTGGCAACCGAGAATGTCAGAAAGTATGTCGAGAAGATGTGCAAGATTGATGATGCCGATGAGGACTGTAGATGGATTCCGGTAACGGAAAGACTCCCAGAAGATGAAAGTGATGTCCTTACAACAATCGCATCCAAGAGCGGTAGCGGATACAGAGAATACAGTGTTGGATGTTACATCAAGGTATTTGATGAGGATGAGGAAAAGCACTGGCTTGATAGACAGTATGGTTACCTTGAGTGGGACAGATATTCAAACGGACATGGCGGTTGTTCACTGTACAAGGTGACAGCATGGATGCCACTTCCGAAACTGTACAAGGGATAAAGACCATGAACAGACAAGAGAAAGAGGATCAGGCTCAACTTGAGTACCTGAGACGATGGAAAGAGAAGAAACAGAAGAGAAAGAATCTGTCAGAAAAACTGAGAAAGAGAGGTATGAAATGAAATACAAAGTTGGAGACAAGGTAAGAGTCAGGAGTAATTTAAAAAATACGGTGCTGTATGGTGGTTTATATGCAGTTGATGAAATGTTAAAGAAAAAGATCGTAACGATTACATCCGTGCATGATGATTACTACAAAGTTGTAGAAGATGACTATAAGTGGACAGACGGAATGCTTGAAGGATTAGTCGAGGACGAACTGACAGCGGAAGAAGCAACTAAGATTTTAAGTGAAATTTGTTGTGAAAACGAATTATGTGATGGATGTCCTATTAGTGAAGCAAAAGGAAAAATGACGTGTCAAAGCTTCCGAAGAGATAAAACAGAAGAAGTGCTTGAAATCCTCAAGCGGTGGAAGAAAGACCATGAAAAGAAAGAAGTTGAGACGGAGTTTACGTGGTGTGTGCTGATTATCGAAGCTGATACTCATACCTTGAAACACGAAGAAAATGTTGGAACTGATTTCAAATCAATGGATGCGAAAAAGGCAGAAATCCTTAAGAAATACTGTTCAGAGCATGATGGAAAATATTATGCGATCAGCGAGCGCAGATGCGTAGTAAAGGAGTAGTCATGAACACAGGAGAAAAGATAGATTACATGATTCAGTGTTTGAAAGTCGCAAAAGCTGAGTATGATTACATGGCTGATTACGTTGCAAATGAACCGACTGAAAGACAAGAGTTGTGGAAATTCCTTGATACACACAGAAGTCCAAACAAAGCATTGATTAGGGAAAACTTGAAGAATGTGGCAAGAATGGGGTTCCAGCTTGCGAATGAGGTGTAATAGAGTTATGGGACAATGGAATAAAAATACAGTGCCTAAATGCAAGGAAAGACAGTACTCTGACGAAGTGCTTGCGACTGTGAAAAAAGGACGATGCAGTACAGTCTTGAAAGCAATATATATACCATACCACCATGTAACTTCCGAAGACTCTGGATGGTGCACGGAAGACGGAATACCGGATAATTGGGAATACATCGAAGAGGAAGATGATTTTTGGATTCCAGAAGGATGGTATGAAGTGCGCGATAACTGTCGTGATGCCAGATATTTCGAAATTGACGGAAAAGTAACAGCATGGATGAAGCTTCCAAAACCTTACGAACCGAGAGTCAAACAGTTGGTAAACGAGGTGAAGTGATGATGACGGTAAGAGAAGAACAGATACTTTGCAAACTGCATGAATTTATCGATGCAAACGATATTAATTGTGCAGAAGATGTGACGCAGCGAGATAGCATAAGTGAACAGTGTGTAGATCTTGTAGCAGAGTTGGTTGATACGCTTTGCTATAAATAACATTAAATTACAGAAAGGAGTTGGAGCTCCGGCCGGGCAAAGATATATCGGCTCCTTTCGAGAAGATGAAAACAGGAGTAAGTAAAGTATACACAGATAGACCGGATTATGCAGACTTTGATTCTCCGGCGAAATTTGAAGCAATTAAGAGTATTATCGCAAAAAGATTGAGGGAACATCCTAATGCTATTTGTTCCTACTCTGGCGGTGCTGATAGTGACATTATGATTGACCTGATTGAAAGGACGAGACGGATATTTGAACTTCCACCAATCAAATATGTGTTTTTCAACACTGGATTGGAGATGAAAGCAACGAAAGACCATGTGAAATATGTTGCTGAGAAATATGGTGTCGAGATTGAAGAAGTAAGACCGAAAATCAACATCGTGCAATCCACAAGAAAATATGGAATTCCGTTCGTATCAAAGATTATGTCTGGAGGATTATCTGATTGGCAGAAAAAAGGAGTTCCGCTGTCTATTGCTCAAGAGTATGACCAGGCAGAGGATAAAGAAGCAAAGAGAAAAGAGCTGAAAGAAAGATATCCGAAGTGTGAGAGCTTAATCAACTTTCTTTGTTGCTGTAATTCTAAAGGAGAACCAAGACCGAACATTCAGCTGGTAATTAATTCATCAAAATACATGCGTGATTTCATTGAGGAATGCCCACCGGATTTTATGATAAGTGCGAAATGTTGTGACTACTGCAAAAAGCAGATTGCCCATAAAGTTCAGAAATCATACGACATGGTAATAACTGGAGAGCGAAGAGATGAGGGTGGAATGAGATCAGTTCCTAGAAAAGATAACACAGCATTGTGCTTCACCGAGACTGCAAGCGGACAGTATCGTTTAAGACCGCTCTACTATGTATCAGACAAGGATAAGGAATGGTACAAAAACTACTACGGAATCAAGTATTCCGATGCTTATGAGGTATACGGACTGACAAGAACAGGATGTTGTGGTTGCCCTATATCATACAAAGCTGTAGATGATTTGGAGAAAATAAGACCTTATGAGCCGAATGTCGTTAAAGCAGCATGGAACATTTTCGGTAAAAGCTATGAGTACAGAAAGAAATACAACGAGTATAAGAAGCAAAGGATGGAAGAGGAAAAGTCTGGTGTAGGACACATTAAAGGACAGATGAGCATTGAAGACTTTCTTGAAAGCGAAATGAATTAACGATACACAGGAACAATTGAGATTTGCATAGGTGAGAAAAAATGAGAATTGAATTAAAAGAGATAGACAAAGACACATTGAAAGTTGGAGATTGGGTCGGGATTGCAAGAGAAGTAAGCTACGGATGGGGTTTATCATTCCGGCACGAACTGATTTTTCCGGCAAAAATCACAAGAATCACTCCAAAGCGAAACAAATTCTTTACTGATAAGTTTGGAGAACATGACAAAAGAGAAGTATTTTATGAGTGTGATAGTGAAGCTGAGAAAGAAACTTTTCTTGCTAAGGCATTTTGTGCTATTAAAAACGGAATATTTGAGTTAACCGAATTGAAAAGAAATGATCGCATTGGGAAAATCAGTGATGAAGATCTGCCGGAAGCAGCTAGACACATGAAAGCAATGATGAAGATTTTGGAAAAGTACAAAGAGAAATAGGGTAGCAGCTAACAGCACCTTGACAATTGAATATTGATGGTTGGAATGGTATAATTTCCGTATAAAGTGTACGGGAGGAAATGCCAATGAGTGAAAAGAAATTGGAGTATAAAATCAGTGAAAAATATTCATCAGAGCTACTTGAAATAAGCACCAAACTTGAACAAATGAGAAGTGGTCGTGTTATCGGAATAAACGGAGCTCAAATGGATGGAAGCTTAGCGCATAACGTAGATCAACTTGAAAAAATGATTGCTGATTTGCTAAACAAAATCCAAGAAGGAAAGCCAAGTAATGAAGAGATTCTTGGAATGGAAATAAGTTCAAAAATAAAATAAATATTCTTTTACCAACCATCAATATTCGGTGGTTGGTATTTTTTTACGCTTTTTTAAGGAGAAGAGGTGAAAAATTGAAGAAAATATTATGCTTAATTTTAATTTGTGTTTTCTTGGTCGGTTGCTCCAATGATGCTTCAGACAAGAATCGTGAGCCGCGCGAAGAAATCACATATACCTACGAGGATGTGGACGCAACTATCACTTACATAGATATGCGGAAATGGTTCGCTATTTGCCCTCGATGGGAGTGGGAAATAGAAGTCGAATACGATGGCATGACTTATGAAGAAGACGATTATGCGAGCGGTGGAATGAACGGACCGAGTTTTGCAGATAGCCGAGAGGGTGATTCGATAAGAGTTGAAATAACCAATAAATACGTAAATGGTGAATTGGTAGACAGGTATATATCAGAGATTGAATAAGGAGAAAAGAACAAATTATGAGTACATTTGAAGAAAGAATAGCGAAAGCAGTAACAGATAAATTGAATGACGGAACAGTTGAAGAGCTTGTGTCTGATGCCGTGACTAAAGCACTGAAAAGTAGCATCGAAGAACAGTTCTCATGGAGAGGTGATGCGAGAAAGGTTATTGATGAGAAAGTAAAAGAAGTAATGACACCGGCAATCGAAAGAGTAAGTTTGGATGATTATGTGGTAAAACTTGATGCAATTCTTACAGAAATTATCAACAGCACGAATTTAGTTGACAACAAGGAAATCTTAGGAAACTTCAAAAGCCTTATGACAGAGCCGGATAAAGATGTAATCAGCTTAAAAGATGTATTCGAGAAATACAAGGAATATGTCAGCAAGAATGTTGATACATCTAAACTTAAAATCTGCACAGGCGATGGACCGAGTTACCAAAATGTGGAAGTAAGAGTAAGCGTGGATATAAGAAATAGTATGTTCGGAGGAAGATTTTGCGATTTAGTTTTTAAATGTGTAGAGGATGAGAAGCTGACAAAGAAAATCCATTTATATGAATCAAGAAGTAATAGATTCCGTATCACAGGATTCAAAAGCGAACTTGATATCAATTCATTAAGATACGTAGATGAATTTGACATTTTCATGATGCGGTTAGATCGAGCATTCTGCGATATCACAGATATTATGGAGATGCACGATGATGATGTTGAGGTCGAAGCTGAACCGGAAGCATCCTGGAATTGATGGATGGAGAACGAAGATGGGATGTAAACGGATATGTATCGTAGACATAGGCATCCGGAAATGCTGTATGGAATGCAAGAAGCACGAAGAATGCAATATTCTGTGTAATGATTTAGACCAATATGAATACATGGAAGAATGCCCGGATTATGTAAAGGAGAATGAAGATGAAAATTGTAAAAGGTAAAGAACAGGAATATAAAGACTGGTATGAAAAAAACAGTGATCCATACGGTAGAGCGTGTTTTACATATGCTGAAAGATGGGCTGGAATGATGGAAGAGAAGATAGAAGCATCAGAAGATGATGAAATGAAAGTCATTGTTGATAATGCAAAGCAGCTGAGCTATGAAGCGGATAAAGAGGGAATCACAGGATTTATGTACGGAGTAGCTGTCAGTATTCTTTCTCAATACTGGGAATACGGAGAATGTCTAAGAAAATGGCACAACAAAGATTATGGATATGACGGTGACGGCGTTGTAAATCCAGCAGTTATAACTGTTGGTTGAAAAGGAAAGAAAAGATGAATGGTAAAGACTTTATAAGAGCTCTTGAAGAAGCCAGGCTAAAAATAGAGACGTCAAATAAACGTATTTTGTTTATGCATCCGGAAGATATCGCAATACTTGATTTGGACAAGGTGAGCAACGTTATATATCTTGTTGAAGAAAGAAGATTGGAACATGGGAAAGTAATAGCGATTACAGATGAAGAATTTAAAAGGATTGTATGGGATGCAATCAAAAACAATAAAGTGAAGTATCACAGAGGAAGAGAAAAATGAGAAGGTTTGATATCGGTGACAAAATCAGATGTTACGAATCAGGTGTAAGAGGTATATGTGTGAAATTCTACACACCTACAGCATGTGAGGAACAGACGATGGTAGAGACAGCAGACGGAAGATTTTACCACGCACCAACAAGGACATGGGAAAAGACGGATACAAATTATTTTGAGAGCCTGTCGAGAAACATTGGGATATCAGCAATATGTGATTCGATTTATGGTGAATTGCAGAAAAGCGGAAAGCACATGGTCATGGCAAGAAGAAAGAGGGAAATAAAGTGCGAAAAGAATCACTGATTCACAAAATCTTGAGGAAACTCGGATTCATCAAAGATGTTGAGGACGATAGGAAATTGAAAATGGAGATGTGCGAAAGAGCAATAAAGGCAAACGTATGTCCTGAGGATTGCGACATTTGTGCATGGGATACGAAAGGTGGAGTTAGTTATGAGAATCATTAGTCAGAGCGGGTCGTTAGATGCGCCTTATGAATTGCTTGCAATATCCCCATATTCAAAAAATATGGCAACAATCGTTGGAACGTTTCCGGGGAATGACCTCGGCAAAGGAGATAGAGTTTATATTTTGGGCGAATATTCTACAGAAGAAAAAGCAATCAAGGCTATGAAGATGTGCAGAGAACAGTATGCACAGTGTGAAACCAATAAGCATTTGATTCAGAAAGCAGCTGATAATTTAGAAGGTGTATCAATAACTTTTACCGGAGAAGTTAGAAATCAACTTGCAGACAAATATCTATTTCAGTTTCCAGCAGATGATGAGATTTAGAGAGCGAGGAAGAAATGAAAGAGCCAAGCAAAAAGAAAGCGATCATTAAAAAGATGATGAAACAGGGAAAGACATATAAGCAGATTTCGGAAGAGACAGGAATCCATTATGGAACTGTCGGAATATACGGTGGGAAGCTTAAGAAAGCTGAGAGGGAAAAGAAATGCTTCAACGGAGACAGACATTTGTGTAGAACTTGTAAATATCGTGCTTCCGGTGCAAGAAGTGGTTGCGACTATATCATACATACCGGAAACGAGCGTGGTTGTAATCCGGAAGTGTGTAACAAGTATGAGAAAGGAAACAGAAATGAGACTAAAACCAGTAGTAAAGGCAAGTGAGTTTGTGAGATTCGGATTCAAGCCTTGCCGAGGACTTCCGAAAAGCGCAGAGAGTTACTATCTCTGCGTGAAGAACGGACACAGAGTGATGTTTGTGGACAGTAAGCATTTTACTGAATCTGAATGGCCGATAAAGGATGCACGAATCCACAAGAACGCAAATTGCAGATACAGTGACAAGCGGACAGCAACCGAGATTGAGTGTGAATTGGTTGTGAATGGCTTGTTGGAAGAGGCGAGGGAATGAATACACTAGGATACAGATTACTTGAGCTACTGAAAGCCAAGGATATGACTCAGAAAGAGCTTGCATATACAATCGGTGTATCAGAAGTGTCAATATCAAGATATGTGAACAATGCAAGAAAACCTAGAACGATGGTTCTCTACAAGATGGCAGAGGTACTAGGTGTAAGTGCGGAGTATTTGCTGACAGGAAACAAGAAAGAAGAATATGGAAAGTGGATTCCAGTAAGCGAAGGGCTTCCAACAGATGATGACTATAGATATTACATGGTATTGGTCGAAAACCATATCGAAGATGTTCCAATGTTTTGCCAGTGTGATCCATATTATGGTTTTGGGTATTACAGAGAGATTTTTGATCCGGTCAGCTTAGGATATGTCGATACAGAATTTAACACATTGGAAGAATTGAATTACGAGAAAGCACTGTACTGGATGCAGTTGCCAGAGCCACCTTATGAAGAAGAGGAGTAATTATGTCAGAGAGATTAACAACATACCACTGTGGAAAAGCAGTAATTAAAGACAAGAGCAAGCTGTCAGAAGCTATGGAGAAGTTAGCGGAGTTTGAGGAAAAAGAAAAATGTGGAGAATGGCTTGATGCTATCGAACTTGCGAAAATTGCTATTGCACTGCAAAGTCAGAAGTGGATTCCAGTGAGTGAGAGACTTCCGAAGAAGCCAAAGGTCGATTCTTTTGATGGTTACATTGTACAGAGCAGACGTGTTGTACAGCCGTTTAGTGCCTACTGGGATGAGAGAAAGTGGACAGACGATGATGATAATGTAGTGGACGGAGTAATAGCATGGATGCCACTGCCTAAGAGGTACAAAGGAGAATGATATGAGCAGACTAATTGATGCAGATAAGCTTCTGGAATGTGTGGAAGAGAGTATGCTAAATAACACGCATAGAAACGGGAACGCTGCGCTTTGCCATGTTTCGGAACATAGGCATTTTATAGAGACGATTGTAGAACAGCCGACAGCGTTTGATGCGGAGAAAGTCATTGAAATACTTGGAATACTAAGGGAAGAATCAACACATGTTTCTTGTCCTGATGAAGAATGCGAAGATTGCAAGTATTTTGGCGACTGTAATAACTGTGATTATGCAGATGTACATGCATTAGATAAAGCCATTGAAATTGTTAAGCGAGGTGGAAGAGATGAAGATTATTGGAAATAAAGAAAGTGTTAATCAAATATCATTAACACATAAAGGTATAAATGCTAGATTTAATTGTTTTATGAAACCATTTCCCTACTGTAATGATATTGACACATCTAATCCTGAAATAATCGAGATAATATTTAAGGATTCTTACGAAATAGACAACCTAATAGATGTATTAGAAAAATTTAAAAAAGAATGTTTTGAACATTTGGGAGAGTGGAGATGATACTATGAAGAATAAAGAGAAGCATTTAAAAGAGATTGTGGAAATTGCTTGCGACGGTAATTGTATTGCTGTTGACAAGAATTCAGGCAAGGTTAAACCATGTTGCTATTCTTCGTGCAGTAATTGTTTATTTGATGATAGTCATTATCGCGATAGTGATTGCGATAGGACAAGAAGAAAATGGGCTGAATCAGAGTATGTTGAGCATCCGGTGATTTCTAAGAGTGATAGAACATTTTTAGATTATATCAAAGAAGAATATAAATATATTGCAAGGGATAAAAATGACATTTTATGTGTATACGAATCAGAGACTTTTAAGAAAGGAGCTTATTGGTATTGGGGTGACGGTAGTTATTTTCGCTTAAATCCACACTTCAATATTGACTTCCCAATGATTAAATGGTCAGATTCCGAACCGTGGCTTATCGAGGATCTGAAAAAGTTGGAGGTGGTTGACAGTTATGACTAGACAAATACTTTTCAGAGCGAAACATATTCATGCAATGGATAGTAATGAGCATCTCAATGGAACATGGGTGCATGGCTATCTTAGTGACGAGAATTATATTAACGATAAAAGTCTTGATGGTGAATTTCTTGTTGATGAAAATACAATCTGCAAATATGCGAATTTGACTGATTTAAAAGGCGAGGAAATATGGGAAAACGACATTTTGATGTGTCATGGTAATCCGGATGATCTTGTAAAAGCAGTATTC